GTAAAAGCACCTGAAAATATGCCAAATCAAGGACATTATCCAGGAGTAAAATAAAAAACAATGGCAATACAACATACACTTTACATATCAGCAACAAGATTAAAAAAAGACACAGCATTAGGCGAATCAGTAGACGAGAACCTTATAATGCCTTACATACTTTTAGCTCAAGATATGCACATACTACCAATTTTAGGTACTGAATTAGATAACGACCTAAAAACAAAAATACAAGGTGGCACAATTAGTGGCAATGACGAAATACTACTAGAGAAATATGTGCAACCTGCACTTGTACAATATGCTTTTACACAGCTTGTGCCGTTTTTAAGGCTTAGGTTTGTAAATAATGCAGTTGTAATTATGGGTGCAACAGAGCAGTCAAGTAGTGCATCGTATGAGGATCTAAAGCCTGTTATGGACACAGCTACAAATGCTGCAGAGTTTTACACACAGAGGTTGATTGATTACCTTAGAAATAACAGTGCATTATTTCCTAAGTATAGTAGTAATTCAGGAGCAGATTTATCACCGACTGTAAACAATTATTACAGTAATTTAAACTTAGACACTAACTTACCACCTGACAATAAGTTAAAATCATTTTTGCAAGGTGCTAATATCACAATATATGGTTGCTAAGAGAAAGAAATATCCACAGAGTTTAGAAAACTATAAAAAACTAAAAAAATACATCAAAAAATTAGAAAATGGCAGGACAAAAACTAACAGACAAAAGTGCAATTGACCACTTAGGCACAGGTGATTTATTTATGACTGTTGATGTATCTGATACAACAGGTAGCACAGCAGGTACTAGCAAAAAAATGGATGCTAAATATGCACTTATTACAGACAAAATAAGCATAAGTAATAGTGAATTTTTATCTATGCGAACAGGTTTAGGTGCAAGTGATTTTAAAACTTTAGTTGCAGCACCAGGCTCAGGTTTTATGATTTTACCTGTTGATATTACAATTTTAGTTACTTATGCAGCACCAACACAAACAGCTTCAATTAACTTATATGTTGGATATGACTCTTCAACTGCATCATATTATACATTACAAGCTAGAAATTTTATGAGAAACCTAACTACAAGTTCAACATTTATTTTACCCTTTCTTGGTGCAACAGGTGGCTCTCACTCTGCTAGTATAGAAAATCAAGCTTTAGTTATGTATTCTTCTAATAATTTTTCTGGAGGTTTTAGTGCAGATGTTTATGTAACTTATAAAATACAGAAAATATTTTAAGTAATGGAAAGAGTAGAGTATTTAGGTTGTTTTTTTTGTGGTAATTTACTTACAGTATCTATGATACCTACACAAACATTAGTAGAAACAGTTATTTTAGGACTTTTAGGTGGGTTTGTAGCTATGCTTAGTAAAGATGTATACAATTATATTAAAAGTCTCTTAAAACGAAGATAATGAAGGAATTTAAGTATTTTACATATACTGAGTTTGATTGTAAAAGTGGTTTAGGTCAGGGTGAGATATTTATGAAAGATGCTTTTATACAAATGTTAGATGATGCTAGGACAATAGCAAACACACCTTTTTTTATAACATCAGGTTACAGAACACCTGAGTACAATAAACAACTAATTAAACAAGGTTATAAAGCCTCAGAGGACTCATCACACTGCAAAGGTGTAGCAGCAGACATCAAGGTAAAAGATTCACACACAAGGTTTAAAATATTACAGGCACTTATTATGGTAGGTTTTAAACGAATAGGTGTAGCAGAAGATTTTATACACTGTGACTTAGATTTTTCTAAGCACCAAAACATAATATGGACTTATTAAATTTATAAATATGAAAGATTTTATTATACAAAACTGGTTAGAATTATTAATAGGACTTATGGCTTTTGCTAAAATAGTCGTAAACCTTACACCGACCATACACGACAATAAGGTGTTTAGCTGGATCGATAATATATTTGATGCTATTATACCAAATTACAAAGATGATGAATAAAATATTACAAAATTTAGATATTACTACAATATTTAAAGACAAAAAATTTGGTGACTTAAAGAGGTGGTCAGCAAAAAGAACAATAGGTGGTGTCATTGTAGTTTATGCTATTAATACAATGGGTAATACTTTTAGTTGGGAAGGTATTGCATTATGTCTTATAGGTGTTTTACCTCTATGTTTATCGATGTTTGAAAATCGCAAGTGTGAAAATAAATGCAATAATTGAAAAAAGATTATAGACCGAGGTTATCAAAAACTGAATACGATTTAATAAAAAAACAGAGAACTAATTCTGATGAAATTATTCTATGTATTTCAGATTTGCATATACCATATCATCACAAAGACAGTATTAATTTTCTTAGTGCAGTTAAAGATTATTATAAAATAAAAGATAATAACCCAAATCATCACATTTTTAATGTTGGTGACGAAGCAGATTTTCACGGAATTTCAATGCACGACTCAGAAACATCTTTGCCAACACAACACAATGAAACTCTTAAAGCACGTAAAGTTTTTAAAAAATTAGAGTCTATATTCCCAAATATGGTGCTTGTACATTCCAATCACGGAAGTATGTTATATAGACGTGGGAAAAAACACGGCATACCTAATTATATGCTAAGAGATTACAATGAAGTTATAGGAGTAGGCAAAGGTTGGAAATGGTATCCTGATTATAAGTTTAAAATGAATAATGGTCAATGGTTATTTATGACACACGGAATGAAAAAAAATGGTTTATCATTAGCCAAAGAAATGGGAATGTGTGTAGTACAAGGGCATTATCACACGACTTTTGAAATAAATTACACATCTTCACCTTTATCATTATCTTGGAATATGGCAGTTGGTTGTCTTATAGACGATCACAGTTTGGCATTTGCATATAATAAAGTAAATAGTGCAAGAGTAATATTAGGTTGTGGAATAATTATAAATGGTCAACCTAAACTGTTGCCAATGGTATTAGAAAAGGGTGGTCGTTGGAATGGTAAAATTAATTAATTATATTTATAAAATATGAATAAGCATATATATGCAAAAGAGATCAAATTAGATGCAGAGTATAGTTATGACAAAGACAATAAAAAAGTCTATAATGTTAAAAAACTTCGCAGAATATTTAACAATTTTGTAAAGACATTAAAATAGATTAGCACCTGTAAACAGGGTTATATTCTCTAGTTACCTGTTAAAATTGTGTTCTGACAGGTGCTATTTCTATCTCTTATCCTAACCTATATTCTTTAACAGTTGCAGTACCACCAAATCTAGTTTGTACTTGCTTATATTTAGATTGTATTTGTATGCCCATTTTTTTTAAATCTCTTATGACTCCTTGCAAGTCTGCAATACCTAAGTCATACATAGCATTAAATGTTGAGATTGTGTTACCTGCACTGAGATAACTGTATAGTCTGTGTTTTTGTGTTCCTTGTTTCATAATTATATTGATTGTTTAAATTTTTCATAAGCCTCAGGAAACATTTCTTGATAAAATTTTTCTGTTGCATCATCGTGTACACCTATTACTTTAAAATAGCCGTCACCTTTGTCATTAAGATATTCTAGTAAACCGTCTAATTGTGATTCTGTTCCTGTAAAGTTGATAAAGCCTTGACCATAGCTAAAATCTTGATATTGACTATAGTATGATAATTGTTCTGCTACTACTGTAGGTATGTTGCCTTTTATATGTATAGTATATTGTTGTTTCATATGTTAAAAATTAGTGTTATTAAAAATCTACCTAATAAATAGCTAGTTGCTATTGTTAAAAATATTTTTGCTTTCATATATTATTTATTTAATTTGTATATTGCAAAACTTGTGTGTATAACACCTGATTGTTTTAATGTTTCTAATGCAGTGCCTTCTTGCCAAAAACCACTACCTTCAGTATAATGTAAGAATGTTTCTACACTAACTTCTTCGCTTGTATTTTCACCTTTATATTGTCTATATATTTTCATATTATTTATTTAATTTTCTAACTATGTCCTCTGCATCTATTAGAATACTTGCTAACTTTTGTTGGTCATCTTTGTTTTGTATGTCGTGACTAAGTATAATAGCATCATACAGTATAGACATTAATTGATCTTGTGATTTGTGTGATATATTCATTTTTATTTCTCTATTTGTTGAATTCTACTAAAATACCTTAATAGTATTTCTTGTTTTTCTTCTCTCGTTGCTTCTGGAACAATCTTTTTAATGTGGTTTATTTTTCTTTCTATATCTTTTAATTTTTCTAATCCCATCACTTTTCTATTTTTTAATTGTAGCACTATTGCTATTGTTTAGACAAATATAAACAATTTTTTATATACAATGCAATTAAGGTAAAAAATACTTAATAAGTTATTAACATTTGTATTGTGAATAAGTAATTAGTATTAAATTGTTTTAATATAAAATTATTATTATAATTGCATAAAACATAATACTATGAATGATAAAATAAAAAGCCTTATAGCTTACGCAATGTATAAAAAAGACATATCTAAAGTAGAGCTTTCTGAGTATATGAATATGTCTTATCCTACAATGCTTAACAAGCTGAAAGAACCAGGCACACTTAAAATAAGTGAAGCTGACAGGTTGTGTAGAATACTTAACCTTAATTTGACTGATTTTTTAACTAATAATAATGACAATGAATAAAAGAGATATATTAAATAAATTATTTGTAGAAAATAATTTAACAGACGAAGATGTTTTTAAGCATCAACATTATACTATAATAACAAGAGCAGGTATTGAAAAGATACAAGCGAATATAGATATTAGTATTGACTTTGAAGTTATTAGATGTGAGCCACATTTCGCAGTAGTAAAAGCTAAGGCAACAATGGGTGATAAAAAAATAGAAACATTTGGTAGTGCTTTAAAAGGTAATACATTTAAAGACGGAAATACTAATAGTTGGTATGTAATGGAAATGGCAGAAAAGAGAAGTTTGAGTAGAGCCGTCCTTAAATTAGCAGGTTTTTACGAACTTGGTGTTTTTGGCGAAGATGAAAGTGAGTCATTCAAAAGAAATAATAATTAATAAATAAATATATATGTATAAAATTAACGGAAAAATAACTAATATAGAGAAACAAAATA